AGAATGGCAACAAGAATTACATGAATATCTAAATTCATTTCCAAATTGTCCCAAAGAAACTTGCACCTGTGGTATGCCAAAAAAAATGGATCAAAAAATGAAACGTATTCATGGAATGTGTTTTGATTGTGTTATTGATATGGAACATAAAATACGTCTAGAAGGTAAATGGGATGAATATGAAAAAAGAAAAGTAAAAGAAAATGCACTGGCTTGGTTGAAAGAAGCAGAACGTGATAAAAATGCCATTGCAAGTGAATTATCAAGATTGGAATTTACCAATGATTTTGGCGATAACGAAAAATGGAAGACACCATTGAACAAAGAAGAACTTTTGGAAAAGATAGAAAAAGAATTTGAAGAATTTAGAAACAATTTCATTAAGAAATTGGAAGAAGATTTGGGAGAGACTGTTGAAAAGACTTAATCCAATTTCAGAAACTTTTAGCGGCGTATCTGGCAGATTATCGTCAAAAAGATTTATGATGTTTTTTTCTTTCCTTGTTATGATATTTATGGCAATAATATCAACTTTCTATGGAACAAAGGTAGAACAATTTATATTTGATGGGTTTTTATACATAGTAGTTGGTAGTCTTTTTTCAGTAGCATCAGAACAGTTTGCAACAAAATTTAGAAAAATTGATAATAGTGAATACTATGAAGAAATAAATGATATTGATATAATTCACGATGAGCCAAAAAGAAAACGGAGAAACGGATGAAACAAATAATAGTTGAAAGGGCAGTTCCAACAAATAAAAAACTGTATGCAAGTGTAAAGTCCAGAATTAAAAAAAAATATAAAGTGTGGCCGAGTGCATATGCATCTGGTGCACTTGTAAAGGCATATAAAGCTGCTGGTGGTGGATTCCGTAATGTAAAAGAAGTTATTAACAATCCGTCATATCAACTTGAAGGATATGCAACAAATCCTTGTGGTAATATAACAGAATTACACTTTCGTTTACAAGAAAGTGAACCTAATATGATGAATGAAGCAGAGTATCGTGGCAGAAAGGTTTCTCTCGGTAAACCATTCAGAACACCTGGTGGACCAAAAAAGTTTTCTGTTTATGTTAAAAAACCAAATGGAAATGTTGTAAAAGTTAATTTTGGTCATAAGGGTGAAGGTGGAAAGAAAACTATGAAGATTAAAAAGAGTAATGCAGCTCGTAGAAAATCATTTCGTGCTCGTCATAATTGTCAATCTCCTGGACCAAGACATAAAGCAAGATATTGGTCATGCCGTTTTGGGTGGCCGAGTTCGGGTAAAGGTGCAATAGATAAAACATAATATATGAATACTGCCATATTCAAAGCAATAATGAGACCAATTTTAGTTGCAAGTAACGTTCAAGACAGAGCGGTTTTTGCAAGTATAATGGCAAAGGCATATCAAACATCAACTGTTGGATTAGCCGGAACTACTTTCGGTGCAAAATTAGTAAAAGGTGATACTGCCTTTTTACAACAATGTATAAATGATGCTTTAGATGCTAATTTTAATGATAAAACTCGTGGTGTAAATCGGAATGCTTATCTTTTGATGGCAATGGGATTTATGGGTTATTGGGCATCTGCAAAATTTATACCAATTCCGTATGCACCAGCCATGACCGCCACGGTAAAAGGTGCTGTTGTTAAAATTCCGGGAACACCGGATCCTTTGGGTGCTAATTTATTTTATTCTTTTGTTATGGGTGATCCAGATAGACATTTGGATTCTATAACTACATCACTACTTGCATTCCAAAGAACTATTCAAGGTAGTATAGACGGAGTAAATTCATCTGGAGCTGCTGTTACTTTGCCTTGGGTTAGTATAATTTAATGGTAACTCATATTTATCATTATGAACAAAACCACAGAAAATATAGTTAGAGAAATCATCCGAGAGTATCTTCGTTTCACATTGATTGAAGGTAAAAAACCCAGTGGTGGTTTAACAGGATGGTTTAGAGAAAAATGGGTTGATATTTCTCGCAAGAAAAAAAGTGGTGGACACCCACCATGCGGCGCCTCTGCTGGTAGTAAAGCCAGAAAGGGTGGAAAGAGGGCATATCCAAAATGTGTTCCCGCAGCAAAAGCCGCATCAATGTCATCAAAACAAAAAAGAAGTGCTGTAACACGAAAAAGAAAAAAAGGTGCTACCGGTCGTGGTAAGGCAAAAATGGTTTCAACATACACAAAGGATTAAAGATGGAAGATGTTTTGGAAAAAAAAGTTGGTAGTTACATTAAAGTAATTTCCATTGCAGTATTTGCAATACTATTTTTATACATTGTTTATGACAATTATAGTTCAAAAGAAAAAATAAAGTCTTCAACAAAAACAAAGGATAGTTTAGAGGCATTGATAAACAAATACGAACTTGATTATGTTGAATTAAAAAAACGAGCCGATAATTTGGATTCACTTATCAAAGTCCGTAAAGATAGTATTCTGATAATAAAAGAAAGATTCTATGTTTACAGAAATAGAGAAATCAAAAATCCAGATGAAGCAACTAAACTTATTAAAAAATTTCTGAATGAGTAGTATATGAAATATCTTATTGCATTATTGTTTTCTGTTTCAATTAGTTTCGCTTCCGAAAAAGATTCCCTCATTTGTTTTACAAAACCAGAAGTGACTAAATTATGGAATAAAATTCAACTAATACGTGATTCGGTTGAATATCTGACTGCAGTTGTAAATGCACAGGATACCGTAATAGATTTATATGTTTCTAGATCTGATACGTTTATACAACAACTAAAAAATCGTGATGAAGCACTTGCCGCTTGTAAAAAAAGAAGTATAGAATTAGAAAAAATAATTGATGAACTTCAACCTCGTTGGTATGATAATAAATTTTTGTGGTTTCTAACAGGAGCCGCTTCTGTTGTTGGTGTAATTTTAGTAGTCCAATGAGTCAGTCGAATAAAAATCTTAAAGAAATAATCAAAGAGGAATACGCAAAATGTGCGTCTAATCCGGTATACTTTATGAAAAGGTATGCTAAGATTCAACACCCAACTCGTGGCAAAATTCTTTTTGAATTATATCCATTTCAAGAAGATGTTGTAAAAGAATTTAATAATAACCGATGGAACATTGTCCTCAAATCTCGTCAGTTAGGTATCTCTACTTTAATTGCAGGATATTCCCTTTGGTTGATGTTGTTTAATCAAGATAAAAACATTCTTGTTATTGCAACTAAACAAGAAACTGCAAAGAACTTGGTTACAAAAGTTCGTGTTATGTATGATAATCTTCCAAGTTGGTTAAAAACCGGTGTTCAAGAAGATAACAAACTTTCACTTCGTTTTAGAAATGGTTCACAAATTAAAGCCGTTTCTGCTGCCGCTGACTCTGCTCGTTCTGAAGCACTCTCACTTCTGATTATAGACGAGGCCGCCTTTATTGATGATATAGATAAAATATGGGCATCTGCACAACAAACACTTGCAACAGGTGGAACTGCAATTATCAATTCTACACCAAACGGTGTTGGTAATTTTTACCATAAACAATGGGTTAAGGCAAAACTAAAAGAAAGTTCATTCAATCCAATAGAATTATTATGGCAAGTTCATCCGGATCGTGATCAATCATGGAGAGATGAACAGGATGCTCTTCTCGGACCAGATTTGGCAAAACAAGAATGTGATGGAAACTTTCTTGCATCTGGTCGTTCTGTCATTGATGGGGAATTGGTTCAATGGTATAGGGAAACTTATGTATGTGAACCAAAAGAAAAACGTGGTGCAGAAGATGCTTATTGGATATGGGATTATCCAGATCCCAATAAAACTTATATTGTTGTAGCCGATGTTGCTCGTGGTGATGGAAATGACAATTCAGCATTCCATGTTATTGACATAGATAATTTAGAACAAGTTGCAGAATATCGTGGAAAACTTGATACAAAATCATACGGTAATATGTTAGTATCAGTTGCTACTGAATATAACGATGCGATGTTGGTTATTGAAAATGCGAATGTTGGTTGGGCGGTAATTCAACAAGTAATAGATAGGGGTTATCCGAATCTATATTATACCTATAAAGAAGATGGATATGTTGATCCATCAATTCAAATACCAAAAGGATATGACCTAAAAGACAAATCACAAATGGTTCCTGGATTTACAACAAGTGCAAAAACAAGACCATTGCTCATTTCAAAGTTAGAAAC